CACGTTTATTGGGCTCTCCATCCATTAAACTTGTAATCCGAAATACTCTTATAATTAGAATAATCCGGTGCTGCGCCATCTACAGAATATATTTCTATAAATGTACTCGGGATACCACATCCGAGCTCCCTGGCTAATACAGGTGATACCTGATCCCAGAATTTGTAACCATCACAACACTTAAAACAAATTGATGCTAATTTTGAAAATAGTCGTGTTTTAGTTGGTAAAACATTTTCAGGAATAAAATATTCAGATACTGAGAGCTGTTTCTTAAAGAGATCGAAATCAGCGTATCTGCCACGTTCATCTACTTCGTAACCTAAATAAAAGTAGGTACCTGACCAACCAGGAGGGTAATAAAATGATTTCTCTATACTAACTGTTGTTCCAAATTCCTCCAGCATAAACGTTGAACAATATTGCATCGAAGGCTTTCCGGTGAAGCTACATAATGAATCATCTCCCATAACCATCAAGTCTTCACGCTTGATGTCCTGTCCTAATTTAATTTTAAGACAAATAATCATAACTAAATTGGCAATTGATCCAATTAAATTAGTAAAACACGATCCAGACATTAAACCTCTTTGTTTTATGAATGAAATTGGTTTTCCATTTAAACGAGTCATAATCAGACAAAAACAATGGTAGAACATTAAAGCATTGAATATTTTTGAATGACTTGACGTCTTGAATACAATTTTAGATTTTAAATAATTAAAACAAAAATGAATTAACTCAATACTAAGAGATAAGTCAAATGATTTAAAATCAAATCCAATAACTGAATTGTTTTTGTTCCTTTTCCTAAGTCTTTTAATCTTTAAAGAAGTATGACTAAAAGTATTCGCAAAACTGTAAGAAGTAAACTTATTGTTTCGGAAATGATCTAAAATGTGGTACAAATACATCATCTCAAAAGCCAAAATTAAAAATGCAAGCATATAAAATTGCCTATATTTAAGAGATAATTTCCTTTGTTGTGTTCGCCACCTAATCGTGATAGGATAATATAACCAAGATAGGTCTTGATCATATAAAATACGATTCATTTTGACCCTGATAGAATCTGAATCTAAGCCTTTTTTAATATACTTAGGCCAAGCACTAGAAGTACTCTGAGGTAAAGCATTAATTGCGATATCTACTCTCGCAACTGGAAAGCGCTTTCCTTTCAAGTCAAGACACAAATCTAAAGCATCAGTAATTTTCTTCTTGTGTTTTCGCAACATCTTGTGAGTACCAGTATTCGACTGAGAAAGCAATGAAAAGGCTTTATTTCTTTCTTCTAATTCAACAGAAGAAGATATGTTTTTAGGCACATCCATATTGAATATTTTTAAAAATTCAGGCTCCGGACAATACGACGGACCAGAATGCATAGCATTCCAAGAGACTTTTGCAGCACGCGGAATATCATTAACTTTAACTATTTCTGATAAATGTGAATTTAAATAAGAAATAAAATTAAGATATTTTGAATAGGAAGTGTGTTCTTTTACGCTATTCTTTAATCGATAATTAAGATATCGATATTTCTCACTCGCAAGTAAGGGTAAAAAGCCGTCAGAAAATTTGTTTCTGAGGAATAAATTAATATTATTTGGTGTTAAATAATTCATTGTTTTAATTTGATTATATATTTATGAATCCATAAAAAAGGTATGCACCAATTTAGGATGTTTTTTGGGTATCCACAAGCTAAAAAGAAAGGATAAATAACATTCTAAAATGTATAAAGGATAAAAATAAATTTCAAAATTTTTATTTAAAGAACTTCG